CAATTAAAATTGGTAGGATGATTTGTCTCAGACCCGACATACCCTGTCCCTATTTCAGGTCCAGTGATGATATAGATTTTGTATTGTCTTATTCTAAACCTGGTTCTTTCCATTATTATAGTGATAAAAAATCAGAAGGTTTCAGCGAGGCGGCGCTTCCTCCCTTCTGATTCAAACTTAGAAAAAATTGATTAGAAAAACTGCTGTTATTTTCATTTCTCATATCCGCCTGTATGAATAGTTATAAAGGTTAGAAAACAAAAATATGTATAATTATTTTAATAAACAAATGATTTTACAATTATTTTACTTTCCCTTGTCTATTAAGGGATTACAGATCTTAAAACCTACTAAACTTTTGTTTTATGTTCAAAAATTTAATCGGTTTCATCCGTTTGATGTAATTCTTGAAACCGTTGTCGAAATTGTATATTTAACATATCCAATTTTTTCTGATCAATATCAGATCTCAATCTGAGCTTTTTAATGAGTTTAATAATTTTTAACTCATTGGGATCGGTCAACGGATAGTTTTCAATCTTAAGTTTAAGAGCATACAGAAGATCATCTGGTATTGGTTTTCTACCTTCCCTCCATATTTTACAGAAAATGTAAACCACGCAAAGGAAGAGAACTATTGCTGCTATGGTAGAGGGATGAAAAGAAAGAATGTCTGTTTTCATGGTTGTTTTATTCTAAGTTTTTTAAGAACTGATCTCATATATTTAGCCCTTGCTTTGAAGGCTTTTAATAACATTTGTGATGTGAAAGCATTCCCAATGTTACTATATGTTTTAGCATTCTTGTCCGATCTACAGGCTAAATATCTCGGGACAATTCTATGCCAAATACAGGCTTCACACATATCATTATGTGAATCACCTGGAAAACCTTTCAATGCTGTGCATAAAGTGCATTGATCTTTCCTACCAAATCCCGTTAATTTTTCGGGATCTCCTTCGCTTTCAACAATCTCTGCTAATTCAATACTTTCATAGCGGAGAATTAACTCTTTAAATTGTTTGATGTTTCTTGTTTTCATTTAGTTAATTTTTAGTTATTATATCACAAAAAATTCCAATTCTTTTACAATAAGGCGTCCAGAAGAACGGTCCATTTCCTTCAGCAGTATAATAGACAATTCGTTGAAATCCATCATCCCACTTTCTGGTGGAGTTGCAGTGTTCACATTTATCAGAACGAAAACCATCTTGCTGGATCCACTGATGTCGGATTCTTGTCTTCATATTGTTTGTTTTTCTATTATTCATTTACAATTTCTCAAATCCTCAAGTACTTGCTGAATTGAAACAAGTTCATAACCATCTTCAAGCATTTGCAAATACTTTTTAATTAATTTATTTACTGTCATGGTTTATTTATTAAGTAAGTTTATTTAAAAGGTCTTTTAATGATTTTGCACTTCGAGGAGATTCTGGATCGATATCAAAAAGAATAAAAGGCAATGAAACAAAATGATCAGTATCTATTTTAGGAATATGTCTTAAAACACAATTCCACGAACAAAAATGAAGGGGCTCCATTACTTCTGTATTATGGTGAAAAATTGTAATTTCCAATCTGCCATCTTCATTAAGCCAATCTTTTATTTCCTGTCTGCATTCATCGCATCCAAAAACATCAGGTGAAACTTCCTTAGTTTGCCAAACTTGAACTTTTTTAAATTTTGCTTCTTTTATTTTCATGATTTCTAAGTTATTAATTGTTTTATTGAATAACCTGATCCAAAGGTTCATTGTGTAAATTTACACCATTAATATCTTTAAGACAAAGAAAAATGCCTACTTCTTTTGTTTTGGCTAAAAACTGGTGATACATATTCTTTCTGTCCTTAATAATTGCAGATAATTCATCGTGTTTATTCTTATCACAATTCATTATTTTATCAGTTTTTTTATCAGTCCATCCATTAGGGAAAGTTATCATGTCCTCTAATGTTTCCTTTATTAAACGTTCAAATTTATGCCAAAACAAAAACCTAACAAGTTCGTCTTTATCCATAAAACCACTGATATAAGCATCAACAACCGTACTATAAATACGATATTTTTCTTTTTTAGTTTCAATCAACCATCCCATAATAATTAAGTTTTAATTTTTATAATAATTGTTTTACCAAATAATCAGCCTCTTCTTGTTTCATATTTCCGGGATCTCCTTCAATATCAACTCTGAAAGCATCTACTCCCCGGAATTTTAATTCACTTATCAATTTCTGCGCTTGAATAAACGCTTGAGACTCATCATCAAAACAGACAGCCACCCTTTTAAAATTCTTTGCAACCATTCGAAGCTGCCTATCAGTAACCTTAATACCAAAAGTAGCAAAACTGCGGGGACCCATCCTCCAAGTATCAGTAGGACCTTCAACACAGATACCAGTATCTTTCCAATGCTCCTGTTTTCCATATAAAATATTTTTATGATGTATTAATTCCCTATCCTTTGGGCACGCTATATATCGGAGGGGATGTTTCCCTGTGATATCACGCGAAGTAAAGGAGACTGCTTGTGAATCCCATATAATTGGGATTATTATACGTTGCTTATACGATAGCCCATCTAACAGGCTGACAGGACCTGTGCCTACAAGATTCCACTCTTTTTCTAATAGGTCCGCATCAAAACCTCTTGATTCCAAATAATGTTTATGCTGACTTTGTAAAGGCATGATGCCTGAGGGCATTCGGTGAGCTTTGGCTCGGATTTTTACTATTGGTTCTTTACTGGCCTTCGGGAGCAATAACCCATACTTTTTAATAATTGTCCGAGCCTCACGCTCACTTGAATGAATTAGTTTGGAAATTGCAGGTACAATCCAATGGTACCCACATCGCCAGCAAAAATAAAAGTTTCCCTGTAAATTATAACCAAGATGGTAACCAGGATTGCCCGTACAAAATGGACATTCAGTATTGACCCACCCTGGACGACAATGCTTATGTCCCTCAGTTTTAAAGTCAACAGAATAGTCTTGATATAACTGGGTTATATCCATTATATTTCAGCAGGCAGAAATTGATACCATTTCTTCTTTCTTATCTTTACCAAGGCTTCCTCGGCTTGAATTATCTCTTTCTTTAAACAGTCTACTAACTCATGATAGTCAATAAGAGTTTCTTTATGAACCTCTTTGATAGATGTCAATTGTTTTCTCAACCTTTTGATCTGTTGATTTTTACCTTTAATGGTAGCTTTCAATTCTTTAAAGTTTTTTCTTTTCATAAGTTTTTATTTTTGCCAAATTATTATTTGATACCATCTTTTAACTTTCTTAATTACTTTTTCGAGTGAAAAAATTTCTTCAGCACAAGACTCACATATCTTTTTGAGTCTTTGAATTTCGTTTTCTTGTAGATGAGTAAGTTGTCTATGACAATTTAAACCCTTTTTTAGCATTCGGATTTGTTGATTTAATCCAAATACATAAACTTTGCTGTACTCTTTTGTAGCCCCAATCATAATATTTTTTAATTTAATGAATTACAGTTTGCAAGTGCCCAATCTATTTGTAAAGATTTTCGTACTCTCTTTTTCTTTTTCCTTGGATAATTAGCGGAGTTTCTCCACTCGGTAAGTATCTTCTTTTTCCACTCTTCATTATCAATATCATATATTGAAGAGAACATTGAGATGAGAGCCAAAATATTTTTAGATATCATCATTTTGCTCCGTGATAAATTGGGCGAGTTCTTCCCTCACCTACATTGATGTATTGAACAAACCTCCCTTTTGTCGTTTTGCGATTGTTATGATCGGGAATAATTCTTTGACGTCTTGGAGAATGACTTTCTTTTCTTTTCTCCAATTTTTGGGTCAGAGTTTCTTTTTCAACAATGACTTCTTTCCTTTTGAAAAAGGAAATAAACCAGTTGTAAATGAACACGAAAAATGCAATAATTTTTTTCATAACATTACTTTTTATTAAATTATTATACAAAATCTTTATTGAATTAAGCAAAAACGTGTTTCAATGTAGAAACAACCATTCTTACCTCTTGTAAAGTTCTCCCTTCCTGAAATAACAAAGTTCGTATAGCTTTTTTTGCGGTAATACGTTCTTTTAATTGATCTTCCCTTGTTAATTCATTCTTTTTATCATTCAACTCATAATTTAATATTATGGTATTGAATATCTCTGGGGATCTTAAAATTAGAGATACTTCTTCCTTTATTTCATCAGGGATATAATCCCAGAATGTGGTGTAGTTTAAACCTTTACCATTTGCCTCCTCAAGATCACAAAGAGGATTCTTCCAATTTCTTTCTTGTTTCACATAGTTCTTGAGTCTGGAAGTAATGACATGCCACATGTGAGTGGACAAAGCACCTTTGTCTGGATCATAGGTGTTCATACCTTCAAGGTATGCTAAGGCAGCTTCTTGAAATAAATCATCCCAATCCAATCCAGTTGAATGATGGAAGGACCATGCTAACTTTCTAATAAGATTGATGTTTTCCATAGATTATTCTTTAATATATTTGGCATAATCATAGGTCCGAGGGCAATACCACACTTCCATTCTATGTCTTACGAACGCTGAAAGATCATGTAATAATGTGGTGAGAATTAAGGATTTCTCCTGATCATTATCCTTAGCCCATTGAATAAAACCAACCATTCCATCTACTGTATCAGGAAAATCTTTTGCATTTAAAGCAAATTGTTCTGTCAGGTTCATAACACCTTTGAGAAGTTTACGACTCTTCGCTTTCTTTGTTAGTTTGATAACTTCGTCAATTATCAAATTTTGCTTTTTAATGTAGTCCATGATTTCTAAGTTTAAGTAATTTATATTTATTTATTCAGAATTACTCTTATTAAGTTCTATAATTAAGGCATCGGCAAAAATAACAGCCATTGTGGATATTTCACTACTTGTATGTCTGGATTTGTTGTCAAACATATTAGGACTATTAATTAATCCTTGCATCGCCAATCCTGCATAGTATTGCCTAATGGTTAAACCGTGCGATACTTTATCAACTTCTTTATATGAGAAAGAATTAATTGGTTCGTTTCCTGTAATTTTTTTCATAATTTCTAAGTTTTAGTTATTTATAAATTAGTTTCAATCCATTTATCAAATGTCTGTTCTATGTCTTTATGAATAATAGAATATTTTCCACTATCATAAGCATTTTCACATAAATTAGTTACCTCATCCCTTGTCCAACTATCTTTAATCTTTTTGATGGTTATGGTATTGTCTTTAGGATTGATTTTAGGTTTTAATTGTTCTTTACTTTCTTTATAAATAGAATCAATAATAAAAGTATTTTCATATTCAACCATTACTTTTTCAATCTTATTTCCTTTGTTATATTCAGAAACATATTCTTCAATGAATGATTGAGAAGGAGAAGGTAGTACAATATCCCTTGTACCAGATTGATTACTTAAAAAATCAAAATCATTTACAGTTTTAATTAAAGAAGGATCAGTTGAGGCAATAACTTTAAGATATCTATCATCATTAATACAATTGAAAGGTGATTTGATAATCTCTTTAGTCACTGTTTGATATACCCAATCATCTTTTTTAATCTCTTCATCAGATAGAATATAGAGATGTTGAGCAACTTCAGTACAATTCTGATGTGCAAATTGAAATAGTTGTTTATTATTGGGATTTATAACTAAATCTCCTTTATGTGCTTTCTCATTAGTTGGAAGCATAACAACTTTACGTCTTTTAAACATAGTTTTAGTTTTTAAGTTTTAATTATTATTTATACTCTTTTATTAATTCACTTAACAATGATGATTTACCCGTTTCTTTCCCATCCAGTACGGCATCTAACACCTTACGTTTACGGTCTAATAATTTGGCAATCTTTTCCTCAATCGTATCAATGGCGAGCAGGTAATGAATATTGACACTATCTTTCTGTCCAATACGGTGGCATCTGTCTTCTGCTTGACTTAAATCCCCAGGCGTCCAGGGGAGTTCAAGAAAGGCTACATTAGATGAAGCAGTTAATGTAATGCCAACACCTGCTGCCTTTATATTTCCAATAAACAATTTTATCTTTGGACTGGTTTGGAAGTTATCAACTGCTTTTTGCCTGTCTAATTGAGAAACTGATCCATCCACTTTTACTGCAACATTGGAAAACTTTTTCATTAGAGCTTCTATGGTGAATCTATGAGTAGCAAAGACTACTAATTTATCTTCAATTTCAAGGAAATCCTCAATCCAACCTATGGCTTCATTTAATTTGCCTTTCACTGCTAATTGCTTTAATACCTCAATTTTAGCCAACGCCTCGGCGTTTGATGCTCGTATAGCAGCTTCCTTACCTTTTGTTTCTTTAATGAAGGCTATAAAGTCTCGCTCTGCTGCCTGATAATCCCCTCGGTTATGTAATTGTATAGGTACAAACGAACGTGCCTTTGCGGGCAGGTCAGGCAGTACATCTTTTTTAAGTCTGCGAATCATAACCGTGCTTGTTAGCAGTCTATGTAACTCATTGGTGTGGGAAGCTCCACTGAGATCCCAACCAAAGCCAGTATGTTTAGCATTACAATACCTGCGAACAAAATACCAGTAGTCTGGAAATAATTCTGGATCAATAATCTTTAACGCATTAAATGCTTCAACAGGACGATTTATAATTGGTGTGCCAGACAAAGCTATCACATGCCGAATACCTTTAGCAAGTTTCTTGACTGCTTTGGTTCTCTGCGCCTGATTACTTTTGTAATAATGACACTCATCAGTAATTAATACCTGAGGTTTTGTTTTTTGAAGTCTATCTACCCAAGCATGAAGAATGTCATAGTTGATAATAATAATGTCTGCCATAGGTTTCCAAGGAGTAGTTCCAACAAGTATTTCCACGTTTGGATTTGGTATCCATATTAAAGCTTCCTTTGCCCAGTTTAATTTCAATGAGGCAGGCACTACAATCACAACAGGACGAAGTTCTGGATGAAGTTGTAACCATGCCAGGGCCTGTATCGTCTTACCTAAGCCCATCTCATCTGCTATTAGAGCCCTTCCTTTATTGGCTTCAATAAAAGCAACTCCCTCCTTTTGAAAAGGATATAATTTTCCTTGAAGGCCTTTGATTCCTAAATTGATAATTTTGTTAGAATGTGCTTCAGTCTTTCGTAAGTAGTTTTGTAATTTGTCATCAAGGATGAATCCCCATTTTTTTAAAGATTCAATTGTCTCAGGGAAGATTGGAGCAGTCCAGCATTTCTCCTCGACATGCCATTTCCTCCCAGGAAGGGAGCGAACGTTTTGAAGCACATCGAGGTCATATGGAAATTTAATCTGTATGACTTTCTCTTCATACTGATTCTTGACTATTGATGCTGTTAGACGCATTTCTTTTGATTGAACATTAAAATTTTCATATCCAATTGATAGCAAATATCTGCCATATAGGCAGTGGTGAATCTCTTGCTACAATGTTTGCAATAATACCATTTAGTTTTTCTATACTTCATAATGGTTGTAATTTACACAATTTATAAATAATAAACAAATTTATTTACAAGTTACTCTACGTCAAAGTATTCCATTAAAGTACACAACAAATGGTCATAATCACCTTCTGAAGATTGACTGCCTTTGTTCCAACTTAACTTTTCATCTTGATTTTTCATCGTCTTATTTTTTATGATAATTCTATATTGATACTTCTATATAATCCGTAAGGATCTTTTTTATCTTTCGCTTCCAATTTAGCGGCAAACTTTTTTGCTCTGTCCAATTCATTTTCTGGTGAGCCATTAGGGTCTGTTCTAAATATCTTTTTGTGTGTCTTATAATCCCGATCTACATAAATTACCGTTGCTTTCATTTCTTTTTTCTTCCTTTCATTAATTTTTTAGCACGTTTCAAATCCCTCCCTGTAAATTCTTCAGGGAGTATAAGCACATTCCTGTTTTTTGGTTCAGGAAATTTAGTTCGGATCATTCCATCAGGATGAATCTTTTTGTAAATTGCACGGATCTCCTCCTGTTCTTGAAGTTTCTTTTTTAATTCTTTTGGTAGAGGCTTCATATGTTTGCTTTTTTACTTTAATAATGAATCAAATGCTTTACAAATACTTTCTTGTCTTTTTTTATAATTAGGGAGGTAAGAAGTATCCATGTCATAGTTGGGATTTTTTACCAATTCTTCAGTTGATTTGATTAGTCAATTCAATATTACATACTCATAGAGTAAGCTCTGAATCTTTTTTAGTTTTTTACGAACTGCGTTTGGTGTCATTTTTGACATTTTTTAGATTTATAATTCATTTAATGAGAAATACCATAAATTTCTCTCAGTAAGGTGAGAGAATGAATATAACCCACGTTTCAATGGAATGGCCACTCTGTTTGGTTCCTCTTTCCATGTTTGGTCCTCACCATTAACCTTCCACCTTTGTGGTGTGTTATCGGCATTCATAGCGGTTCTATGGTACAATGTAGTACCAATCTTTAATTCTTTTTGCTTCTTCCAAAGTTATTGCATCCATCATTTTCTAAATTTGGTTATTTTATTACATATTTTACATATTACTGAAAAAATTCCTATAAAAAAGGAGTCATATTGACTCCTTTATTTCCTACCTGGTGAGATGTTACCTTTTCTTTTTGTAGATATTTACACCACAAAAGATCTCTTCCTTCCCTTCAACTGGAACGTTTCCATTGGTTGAGGCAATCACCAGGCTTTTACCTGTAAATGATTCCTTACCTGGTTTTGATAAATCAGCAACGATTGTCAAAATGTTACCCTTGCGAGTAATTGTTAAATTTGTCATGGTACTTAATTTGTGGAAGTTCATGAACCCCCTGGTTAATAAAAATGAATGAAAATTAGTATTTGAACCGCGAAGAGGATTTGAACCTCTTCTGCATTCCCTTTTGCGGTTAATTTATTAATAAATAAAGAACAATCCAATACAATGCTGAAGTGGGAATCAATAAGAATGGACTCCACCATTTGCTTTGAAGTTTTTCAATTAACTTTTTCATTTCTTACTTTTTTTGGTTAATAATTAAGTTCATTCCAATCCACTCATAAAAAAAATACGGACTGTATATTATAAGTCCGTACTAAACATTATCACAATCAGCTAAGACTAAATCTTAACCTCAATTCAGATTTGTCACACATAAATATTTGGATAAGTAACATACCATCCTTTTTTCCAACTATTCCAAATTCTACCTCACTTGGCATATAAAGCAAAGTCATTGTTTCCATTGATTTGTTTTTTTGTTGTGGTTTTTGATGGCTTTTCGATTCTCACCCTTTTGCCAGCATTTATCATAAAATTCACATTTCAGACATTTCTCAGAGTTCACTGAAAATCTGCATTCTCTTTTCTTTTGAGTTTCCATGATTAGCCCTTTCTGATAAAGATTTTAATGAAGGATCCAATCAAAATACACAAACCAACAGCAACAAATGCCATTGGAATAAGAAATAAGTAGTTTGTCATAGTTTGTAGTTTTAAATTATTGATTAATAAAGTTTGTCATATTCACCTGCTCCACCAGGAGCATAATAAGATTCGCATTGTTTTCTTATTTTTGTATTAGCGTTATCATATTCTTTTTGAGGAAGAGCATTTAAGAATTTTTCAGCTTCAATTGATTTTAACTTGTAAGGTAAAGTGTAATCAATTTGGGGTGGCAATGTATAGTAGGTTACAATTACCGAGATTGCTTCTTTTGTTGTCATAATAGTAAATATTACGTTAATAAATAGAAATTAAATTTGAGCCAACAGGCAGAATCGAACCGCCCTCCATTATTATTTTTGGAGTGCCATTTTTTGTTGGCGTAAATGAGGGACTGAGCTGAGCCCAATCCCTAATTTTGAAACTTTACAGTTGCAAACACTATGCAGCCTTTTTAGCTTTGGCTTTAGCTTCAAGTATGCCTTCCTCAGTAACTTTCAATTTTCCCAAGTAATCGGCTTTCTTTTGCGTTACTGTGCGGAATTTGATGTGGGCTTTAATAACCCCGGCATTGTACTTAATGTGACCACCAAGTTTTTTGCTTTCAGCTTCAGCTTTGGTTACAAGTGCATCCCACTTGCCCCCGGTTAAAATAACTTCGTCCAGCTTACTTGCCATTGTAACTTTCTTGGCTTTGGAAGCCTTGACTGTTTCTGGCTTGGTTACTTTGGTAACCGGGTTCCCTTTTTCAGCACTGGCTTTAGCTTTGGAGGCAGCCAAAAGCTTTTCAGCCTGTTTGCTGTTCTGAGGAATGACTTTGCTTGCTTCAGTCTTTGTAAGCTTGCCTTTAAACATTGAAGCGGAACCTCTTGCAGGAACGTTTGCTGTTTTAGTTTCAGCGGCGGGTGTTAAAATTTCTTTTGACATAATGAATAGAATTAAGTGAGTGTATAAAATTTATAGTGCCACAATATTGTGGGTTGTGAGCAGCGACAAATTCGATTTGTCAACGGATTTTAATATAAGTATAACGTTCATATTAAAAACTCCCGTGTTTTGCTGCCCTTTACCATGTTATCTTTTGTAAATAGTACTAATGTATTACAAAAACAACGCCTTCCTCTCAATAAACCTTTGTTTGTTTTAACATTTGATCAATTGGAGTGTTATTATAAGTGACACTTAAATTGTCACAAATTTGTTGAATCTTCCAGTAGGCACTAAATAACTCAGGATCCAAATCCTCTTCAAGTTGCTTAAGGTGAGTACTGTGTCCCTTTGGTACTTCTTTAATTATGAAACCTTGCACTTTCCATAATTTGTCAATTAATTTACCAATTGTTTCTTTTTTTGTTAATTTTTTCATTGGAGTAAATATTAAGTTAAACGTTTTCAAATTAAATAGAGGACATGACATTGCTCGCCAATGCAGTGTCACAAACATAACCTATCGGCTACTTTGTTTTATACTGTTGTGTTCAACCATGCCCTTGCCGTTGTAAACTTAATTTTTCAAATATATGCTATTAACATATAGCCTCACGGCTATCGGAATTTACTTTGTAGTTAACTGTACTTGCATTATAATGAAATAGTGTAGTTTACAAGTTAATACACTTATAACACCTTTCCATGATTTAGGACTATTATATGTTATACGGTGTAGTTACTACTTTAGGCAATGTAACTTGTGAAAATGGATGTTTAAGTTACGCGAAATCAGTTTATTAGCGTGATTTCGTCCCAAGTTTCCAGTATTTCAAACAACTAACTTGCGTATCAGTAGGTCGCTTATATTGAGCGGTTTCGGTATCACGTGCCGTTTCCGCGTTTCAGCTCTGAGTGCCTATTTCGTATCCCTGTCAAACAACTTCGTACAACTGTTCCCAACTGTACTCCGCTAATGTAAACAATAGAATTGACATAACAATACAAAAATACAATTATTTTTAATAAAAATGTAAAATAAATGTTAATTAATTGTAATATAATATAATACAAAGGCCTAAAAATCGCGAAAAATGAGCATATTATTCATAATCAGTATAAATAACGGCTCAAATCCTGTAAAATATCGGTTATTCGTGTACTTTGCATTAAACAAGATGTTTTAAAAATTGGAACATACTATAATAGAGGGAATTGAAATTTACTTGAAAAACACAAGAAACACTATTTCACGCGGAATTACCATCATAAGGAAGCGAGCTTCTCTATAAATGAGTTTACAACTATTACGCCTATATTAGGCTCCCAAACAAGCAAAACATATATAGTAACAATACATAACTATGCAATGTAGCAATAGGCAAGTAAACTGTGAAAAACGCAGTATTAGGATAAGTGTTTAACAGTACAAAACCTACATCAAGTTAATGTGAAAAAACTGGGATATGAAATAATAAAGTAATAGAAATGAAGCAGTAAAGCAAGTAAGTGATATAAGTATTAATGTTTAAGGTATATATCATAGTAGGCATATTAGCATAGTATAAGGCTATTGAAGGCATTGGAATGGCAGGTAGGTATATGATATAAGCATATAAAGTGTTGGTAGTGCAATGATAGGATAAAGGCGGCGCACGACCGAGGTGTGAATGATTTGACCGTGGGGAATCTAAATAACAACGCAGGGCACCTTACATAGGAGTGATGCTATATAGGCATTGGCATACGCATGTACGCAGTACACCATGACATATCGTAATGCACCTACATGAGGGCAATGCGTAATGTTAAAATAGTGTTAATTGCACACGTCCGTAACACGGACACTTGCGTATGACAGTATAATGATATTAAGTAATATGTCAATATAGAGAGTGTATGAGCCTGCCATGCATAAGGCAATGCAATAATACAATGTTGAAATAATAGTAATACTTTTCCGTCAAACTATGGGGGCATGCGTACGATATGTTAAAAGGCTCAAGGGGGTTATAAGGCATTGGCATACTATTGACAGCCGCGCAAAGGATAATGCACATATATACATAGATAATATGCCATATCGAGGCGCATTGGCATCCCCCCGGGCGATTGGCGTGTTGAATATAAACAAGTGCGCCAAGGCGTTCTTGGCCAACCCAGAAATTTTAATTGATGTCTAATATACTATTGCAAGATTTGCAAATTGGAAACCGACATGATATATATTATTTTCAATGCCATCATACCCCCTATGCCTGCCAGGTATATGTCAAATAAGGGTTGTATTTATTAAGTATGTTTTATAGGGTAAAAAATTTACAAAGTACTCATATTCAAGGTATATTTATTTCACATGCAGTACTGAATTCTTTACTGATATATTTAATACTATTTGTTCCATTTATTCCAAAAATTGCTTATATATAGATTTGAAAAGTTTTAAACCAGTTATAAAAATATAATATATCATTTATAATCAGTGTAAATTACGATTATAGAATGTTCATTTCTAATGATTTAGAAGTTCATTTTAAAAAGTTTTGGTACTTCACATGGTTATCTTAAAAAAGTCATTTAACTTTATATCGCAGATATAAAGAAGGATGACACAAGATTTAGGTTTTTTTCATAGGTTAGGTTTGTTTTTAGGAGGAGGCGGGTGATTCGCCAGGATTGCCCGCTTTTTTAAATTAAAAACCGGATGACAATGGCAACTGATTATGTTTTGAGATGGAAGGATGATTTTCCGCGACAGGCATTTCAACTTGCACTACTGGGCGCAACTGATAAGCAAATCGCGGAGATATTCAATTGCAATTTGCAAACGATTGATTATTGGAAAAGGACGAATAAGGGGGGATTCAGGGTAGCATTGAATCGCGGAAAAATGCAGGCAGACGCAAAAGTGGCGGAGGCGTTTTTCAAGAAAGCCACAGGTTATACCGTGACGGAGGAAAGGATTTTGCTTGACAAAGGAAAACCGGTGCCTATCACAGTTACACGTCACATACCTCCTGACAGTTGGGCTGCCTTCAAATGGCTTAGCATTCGTCAACGTGAAATGTGGACTGATGTGCAGAGAACTGAAATTACCCAAACCAATATCAATATCAACAAATTTGACTTTACAGGGCTTAGCACTGAAGAGTTAATGCTGGTTAAGAAACTTGGATTGAAACAACTCACTGAGCATGTTAGAGACAACTGAACTGATTCGCACACGGGCGCCCAAGGCTGAGCAGATAATGGCTGCTTTGCAGAACCCGCTTGGAGTGATAAGGGAGCTCAATAATCGCTCCCTTTATCATTTTTTGCAGCATTTCTGGCCTATAGTCAGTCCTCATGCTTTTCAACCTAACTGGCATATAGAATTATTATGCAGGGAACTTGAAATCGTTGCAGAGCGTGTCGCCGCCAAACAGCCAAGGAAATATGACCTAATCATAAATGTACCACCCGGATCAACCAAAACGATCACCTGCTCCATTATGTTCCCAGCCTGGTGCTGGACGAAATGGTTTTGGATGAGGTTTATCACTGCGTCCTATTCAAGTCAACTATCCCTTGAGTCAGCTGAATATTGTCGTGACTTGATCCGCAGTTTGCAATTCCAAGAGATGTACCCGGAAATAAATATCAAGGAAGATAAGGATACTAAATCAAATTTTAAGATAGTAAAGAAATCAGTTAATTCAAGCAAAGGAAGGATGCCACAATTATTGATAGGGGGCGGTCGTTATAGTACATCAGTGGGAGGAACATTGATGGGATTTCATGGTGATATATTGATTGTGGATGATCCTCTGAATCCCACGCAGGCAGCATCAGATATAGAACTGGGAAATGCCAACCGTTGGATGGAACAAACCTTACCAACTCGTAAAACCAATAAAGATAACACCCCTACTATTCTAATTATGCAGCGCCTACATCAGGATGATCCCTCTGGTCATATTTTAGCCAAACAAAAAAAGAACATAAAACATATTTGTCTTCCTGGAGAAATTCGGAATTATAAGAAACAGTTGAATCCTCCAGAATTAATAAAATTCTATAAGGATGATTTATTGGATTCTAATAGGATAAGTTGGAAGGTATTGGCAGACATGGAAGCTGACCTTGGACAATATGGTTATGCTGGACAAATTGGACAAGATCCAACCCCTCCAGGTGGTGGAATGTTTAAAGTGGCTAATTTTGAGATAGTAGATGAATTACCAAATCCAAACCATGTTTCAAAGTCAGTTCGATACTGGGACAAGGCAGGTTCAAAAGATATGGGGGCTTATACGGCAGGAGTTAAGATGATACAATTAATAAACGGGCGTTGGTTAATTGAAGACGTTCGGCGTGGTAGGTGGAGTTCAGAACGGCGTGAGCAGATTATACAAGAAACTGCTCAGATGGATGGTTATGGTACGGTGATTTGGGTAGAACAGGAGCCAGGTTCCGGAGGTAAAGAATCAGCTGAAGGCAGTATTCGTGGTCTGGCTGGTTTTTCTGTTTACGCCGAACGCCCAACAGGTGAGAAAACGGCAAGGGCGGATTCATATTCAGTACAAGTGAACAATGGAGGGGTGAGATTATTAAAGGCTCCATGGAATCATGATTTTATAGAGGAGCACAGGTTTTTTCCATTTAGCACGTACAAAGACCAGTGTGATGCGGCTGCAGGGGCTTTCAATAAGCTTGTTCGTAAGAAAAATTGTAGGAGAATTACCTAAATGATGACAAGAACAAATATAATAAGAGCTTCTGGTATCTATCAAATACAGTCTATCTTTAATGAAAAGAGATATATTGGAAGTACTATTAATCTTAAATCGAGAAGAAAAGATCATTTCAAAGATTTAGAGGAAGGAAGAAATAATAGATATTTGCAAATGCATGTAAGAAAATATGGAGTTGCTGATTTAATATTTTCAATTCTTGAATTTTGTCCTAAGGAAAAATTGATTGAAAGGGAACAATATTGGATGGATAAATTACAACCAAAATTTAATATTTGTCCTATTGCTGGTAGTTGTCTTGGTGTAAAATTCTCTGATGTTGCTTGTAGGGAGAATGGAGAAAGAGTGAGAAAGTTTTGGTTAGATCCTGAGTATAGAGAGAGACAAAATTTATCTCATAAAGGATTTAAACCTTCGGAGAAATCTAAAAGGAAGACATCTGAAACTATGAAGAGACTTTTCCGAGAAAGGGAGCATTGGAATAAAGGATTTCATCATTCTGATGTATCTAAGAAAAAAATTGGAATAGGGCAGGAAGGAAGAAGTAAATCAGAAGAAACAAAACGGAGAATGGCTAATTCTAAATTAGGTCATTCTGTTTCTCAGGAGACGAGAGATAAAATATCAGAGACGAAGCGAAGAAATAAAGCAGCTTAATATTAATATTCACAATTTAATTATGATTACAATGGAAACAGAAGTTTTTTCAGGAAAGGTTAAATTCTTTAACGATCAAAAAGGCTATGGATTTATTACCGCAGAAGATGGTACAGATTATTTCGTACATGCTTCAAACACTTTGGATAAGCTTAAAAAAGATGATCAGGTTTCATTTGAATTAGAAACTGGTCAGAAAGGATTGAAAGCAATTAATGTCAAGAGGAAGAAAACATAAACAGATAAAAACCTACGCAAATGGCAAACAGTAAAGTATCAGGAGCTTTTCATGAATACGCTGTGGTGAATACAGCACCTGCACCGGACAGTGGTGGATATTATACCAATGTAATATCTCCAAGAAAGAGTAAAATCAGAAAGTTGTATTTCTCTATAAGGGAGACTGTGGATGATTCCTCTGTTTCTGTTATAGTGGTAGCTCTTCAGTTTAGATGTATCAAGGATTCCAGATGGACTGATTATGTTCCATTGGATGGTTCCTCATTTGCTATTGGTAACCGTGTGGTGTTGGAAGACATGGGTGAAGGCATACAGTGGAGAGCTGGTGTGGTAGACGATTCAGATTTTACCAGCGGTTCATTAACTTTCGGTTTTGATTGG